GGCAGAGATGGAAAAGTTTAGAGAAGACATAATAGAGTTTCTTAAGAAAATGCCAAAAGAGCTATTATCGACGGCTATATTCATTGAAGAAGATTGGAAGCCTCTATACTTTTCTTTAGCTCTTCTCTCTGTAGGGCAGGGAGAAGCGGCGACCGTCAAGTATATAGGACTGCAACCGTTGGCAAGGTTCACAGGAATGAAGACGGTTAGAGTTTCTTCCATTCTTGCCAACATGAAGATAAAAGGGCTTATAGACTCTGTATATGTCGAACATGGTGTTGGAAGCCTTTACATAGTCCGCGCGGCCGACAATTCATTAGAGCTAAAGCCTATGCCTCAGTTCATGCCTGACCTCCTTCCGGCAGAAAAAACAATAGAAAGAGAACAAGAACTATACAGGGCTATGGGTAGATACCCTTACATTGCCGAGGCGAACAAAAAGATCGAGACAATTCTAAAGATAGACACCTTGAGGTATTTCTTGAAATAACCAGGGTAAGACTCCCCCTTATTACAGTATGAGTCAAACACTATAACCTTTAAGGGGGCTTTTGTGAGAAACAGAAAAGAGAACTGGTCAGGTTTTGACCAGACGGTATATGAAAATATTATTCCTTCACTTATAGCGACGGAAGACATCCCAAAGACTATTGAAAAGAATGATTTGAAGCAGTCCCTGTTTCTTTTATACTGGACGGAGCGCCAGCGATTCAATAACAGGGATGTTGTCGCGCGCTGGCTTAAAGGCGCGCTACGGAATATTATTGTCGGGCTTCAATACAGACACTACCCTTCAATGGAGTATGTCATAAAGGATTCTGACTTCCATGACCTGGCTAATTATGTTTTGACTTCGCAAGAACTAGAGGTCTATGTTTTACGCGTGGGCAGTGCTTACCAATTTATAACCAACGTCAAAGACTATAGCGACGAAGATACAGAAGTAGACGATTCTTATCAGAGATGGTATATCGCCACTGTCAGAAGATTGATAAACAAAATCTTTGCGGAGACTTATTCAAGACCTTATCTAACCAACGAACAATGCGACGCATATCTCAACTTCTTATTGAGGAAGGTCACAAAAGAAGACTTCATTATTATCTTAAAGAAGACCCACGCACTCCCCTGTCGGAGCTCCAGGTTTATCAACCGACTTAACAAACAACTTGCCGCCGGGCTATTCAAAGAAGGCTTAGTTTCTGAGCAAAAATTAATGGCTCTCGGCATTTCTGGCTGGAGAGAAAGGCTAGGCATTGTAGAAAAAGGGAATGTCAGTGAACTTACTGTTGAGTAAATAAAATGTTACTATGATGTACACAGCGCCAGTTTCTTCTACTATTATATGTTGCCAAAAACAAGGACGGTGTTTGTTTTGAAAAGATTAGTCAGAGACAAGATTGACGAGGATCTGAAAAAGATACTCGGCAAAGACGCCAACCTTGACCTATTGACTAGGCAGGACATGGTTGAATTGGTGGCCGCGGCCATGCTTCCGGGCAACCAGAAAGTTTTTACAGATAGAGCGAAAGGCATATACGCCGCCAGACTCAAAGAGTGGGAAAAGGATGAAGAGACCCGTTTGCTTCAAGAAGAGAAAGAGCAAGCGCAGAAGGAGCGAGACCAGGCGTCCGCTTTAGATCCTAATGATCCTCTCTTTGACGATGAGAACTATACGTATTATCGAAAGCACGGGCCTAAGAAATTTATTTCTAAACGAAGGAAAGAGTTTGCTAACGAATACGACTTGAGCAACCCGGCCGACTCTTCTCAAATCCATACAGTAATAGTCGCGGAGCTCAGGCTCATGCAACTTACTGAGCAAGTAGAGATGTTGATTGCTGAGAATGAAGTCATTGGGAACGATCTATACAGAGACATAGAAACGACTAGAATTTCGCTCTCGAAAGCGTTGTCTGACCTGTCGATACTAAAAAGGTTCAGGCCGGAGGACGAAACTAAAAACAACCTTGCGGATCTCGTTAAGTTATACGATAAGTATTACGATATACCTCAGAAAGACTTGCTAAGGCATATACGAAATGAAAAAGTTGGCAAGACCTTGACTGAAGAACAGATTGAAGAGATATCCAATCTAAGAAAGAAAATTAGGAACGATGAAGAAAACCAGGTTCCGATCCCCAAGCATTACCTTGAAGCTGTAAAAAAAAATATCTTGACTGAATCTGAACTTCTCTTTATAGAACATCTAAGAAACGACCCGGTTTATGCTGCCAAAGTCTTGTACGATATTTCTCTTGACTGGTATCAGGTAATGGTGCTTAGGAGCTGGTGGCAATTTAAGCCGTTTTATATGTATCTTGGAGCCCGTGGTGTTGCCAAGACTTTTCTCGGAGGGTTATATTCACTTTTGGTAATATCTCTCTTCACGAAAGAGATAGTGATTATTGTTGCCCCCTCTTTTAGACAGTCTTCGCAGATGTGGCAAGAAGCATCGAATGTTGTGACCGGGCAAAAAGGCAACGATTCTGATGTCGGACTTGCCTGTCTCGATGGCGAACCAAAAAGGAACCCGGACCAGAGAGAAATCAACTCAAAGACCGGTTCGAGAATCCTTGCACTCCCTTTAGGAACTGGCGAGAAGATAAGGTCGAAGCGCGCCAGTCGCCTAATGATCGACGAAAGGCAAGATGTGCCGCAATATGCTTTAGATGTCGTTGTAAAGCCTTTTGCCAACGTCAGTCAGAATCCTATGGAAAGGATTAGACAAAAACAGATGGGTATGGAGGCCGACCCCGCTTTCAGCATCATAAACTCCGGGACTGCCGGATTTGAAGATACCCCTTACCATAAAGACTTCCTTCATTTCATGGGAGAAGATGGAGACAAATATCAGCTAGACATAATTACGATTGACGATCCTTCGCCAGGCTATATCAACGAAGACATTGTAGAAGACGTTAAAAGGTCGTTGAAAGACGATACGGGACTTTTCGGAGCGGAGTATTATGGGAAGTTCATTTCGCAACAAAACATCTTCTATCCCCCATCTCTATTCTTAGACGCTTGTAGCGAACGGTGCCCCGTAAGGCTTATGGGACATCCAGGGAAAGAATACTATCTCGGGATTGACCCTATTAGCGGCGGCGAGACTACCGGAGATGTCATGGTTGTTTCAGTTTTTGAATATGACCCGGCGTTTGATTATGCCAACCTTGTTTACCTGAAAGGTATTCATTTTGAATATGCTAAAGACCTAGCAAACTTTATCAGGGAACTGGTTGTCAGCTTTGAACACAATAATGGAACGGTCGCGGGAATAGCTCTTGAAATGCGTGGTGGAGGTTTCTCTATAAGAGAAAGACTTATGGAGGAAGGAGTCGTGAAGAACCCATTCACACTTAAAGACGCCAGAGTCCCCCCGCTTATTCCGGTCGATTCGCCTGACGACATTATCGGTCGGCGGCTGGTCCATTGCATTTTCGGAAATTCAACATTGAACATGGTTCACCATTTCAACTTCAAAGAAGCACTCAACAACCACGAACTTTACTTACCTAAAGAAGCCACTACACAAGACAAACAATTGGACAGGCAGTATTTTGCCGAAATCCAGTCGATATTTGATGAGTTTATCATTCTTCGACAGGAGGCAAAGAGCCTGGTGACTAAAACCACCAGAGGTGGTGATATTGTTCTACAACCCCCTTCTGATAGATATCACGACGACTATGTATTTGCCTCGATTAGAGGATATTCGCTTGTAAAAGAGAGACAACTTCAGGGTAGCAAACGTAAAGCGAAAACAAAATTGATTATCCATGATGGCTCTCTTTGGGCTACGGGAGGCAACGCCTATGGAATTAGATAATCTTGTGCTTGAGTTCAATCCCGGCATATTCTCTCTCGGGACAATAAAAAGCGTAGCGATGAAGACTATTAACGGAAGCCCTCTCTCTATTTCTTCTTCAGACGAGATGTCGTCAGACGAAATAGTCTTGATGCAGAACTGTCTTGACGCGTATTTTAATGATGAAATCGTCGGTGGAGCCATAGAGATTGCTGTGGGATTGAGCATTTCAGATTATACCCTTACACAGGTAGATGAACAAAATGCGGATCTATATAAATGGTATATCGATGAGATTCTTGACATAGACAGCTTTCTTGAAGATGTTTTTTGGGGACTTCTTGTCACAAATAATGTATATCTTCAGAGAATACTAGGGGTTGAAGAGGTCCCTAACGACATCAAAATAAAGAACTCAAAAGCGATTGTCGGGCGGTATCAGAATATAAACCCTCTTTCGGTCATTATTGAAGGGGCTTTGAATGAGCCTGACAAACTTACATACATAGTTACTACCGAAGGGGATGACGCAGAAGAAGAGACCCTAAAGGCTGAGGAAATAATTCATATATCCGATAAAAGACCATATCAACGCTATGGAATACCGATGCTTAAGAGGGCATTGCCCGCGCTGCTTCGTAAAACAAAAATGAATCAGGCGGACGTAGCCACGCTCAATGGAATAATCCATCAAATAGTTTTGATAACACTTGCTTCTCCCGAAGAAGGAGAGTTAGAAGATATAAGCAGTAAGTTGACGAACATCGCTAGAGCGATGACAATTGTCTATGATGACAGGTTGAAAGTCGAGTTTAAGCACCCGGACACCAACATCCTTAATCCGACCAAGTATAACGATGTCAATGACACTATAGCAAATGCGACAGGCGTCAACTTTGGGTTTACCAACAAAGAAACCAGTTATGCTTCAGGGACAATAGACTTAAGGTTGCTAATTAAGAGACTAACCAGACTACGTAAGATTGTTGCCAAAGTCATAACGAAAGAGCTTCGCCGTTTTGCAACTGCCGTTGGATTGAAAGACCGTGTTCTTTTCAAGTTTAAACCGTTCGATCTTGAGAATGAGAAGTATATAGGCTCCGTTCTCTTGCCACTCCGCCGGGAAGGTCTCCTTTCTGCAACTACAGCACTTAACAGCGCAAACTTCAATCCTGACTATGAGTTTAAGCAACTTCAGGAGGAATTGGCGCTACAAAAGAAGGGGTTGTTGCTTCCGTTCAATAACAGTCCAAGAGCCGGGAGACCTGCCGGGACCACATCACAAAACGACTATCCAGAAGAAAGAAATGAGATCACCGACTCCCCAACGGGCAATCAATAAGGGGGTGTATTACCTTGCTTGAAGGGTTAAAAACGACCATCGTCGTGCGGCCGGACGACATAAAAATTGCCGCAAACGCAGCCGACGGCAAGCCCAGCAAACTTGAGATGAAATATATCCTTCTTCATACCCTGCCGATTGAATTTGGCAGCGATATTGAAAAGGTGAGTAAATTCTTCAATGGGAATGGGCTTGGCTTTTTGGATGAAGACGTAAAAAAGACCTATGCGACCATTAACGGCTCTCTTGTTAGGGTCGAGCACAACCCCAGAGAAAACATTGCCGCGAACATAGCCTCTGAATACACTGAAGCGACAGCTAACGAGGGCGGCTATATCACCGTTACGGCAATACTTGATCTTGAAGCAGTAGACGATTGGGTTTTGTCAGCTCTTGTAGATAAGAAGGCGTCCTTCTCTATGGAGGTTTACTTCAAACACTTCAAATATATGTGGGCTGATAAAGATGGGGAGATCAAAATAACAGATTACTATCCGTTGGGCGGAGATGACATTACTTTTATTGGATGGGTTGCAAGTGAAATTGCTGAGTTTTCCGGTAGTGCCGTCACACTGAATCCGGCAGATAAGGGAGCCGTCTTATTGGAGATCACAGATGCCTCCGACAGTCGTTCCATTAGAGAGTCTGCCTCTATGAAGGAGAAGAACGTTGGGTCAGAAGCCGATAAAGAAGATGCTGAACCGGAAACGGGAGAGACACCTCCAGGACCTTCAGAGGATCAGCATGACGTGGCAGACTCAACGGATATTGCGGAGCCGACTCCAGAGCCTGAAAAAATAGACGCGGAGGAGGAGAAGCCTGAAGAAGAAACAGTCACGCCAGAAGGAAGAGATCAAGAAGAAACTGATGTTGTCGAAAATATTCTCATTGAAAAGGCCAGACTGGATGAACTTCTTGCCAAAGAAAGGGAGCTCGAAGAGACCAAAGCCGCACTTGAATCGACAAAAGCTTCCGAAAAGATTTATAAGGAGCTCTCCGAATCTCTTCAGAACAAGCTTACAGCAAATGAAAGCGAGCTAAAGGAACTCGCTTCGAAGATAAGGTTTAACGAAGTTAAGAATAGGCTGACAACAGAGGAAATCTCTCTTTCCGAAGAGGAAACGAAGGCTCTTGCTTCTAAGACCGACGAGGAAATAGAGTTTATCATCTCTCTTGCCAAGAAGGCAGGGGGGAGCAAAGGAAAGCCGCTCAACACAGAACTCACAATTGGAAAAAGCAACGAAAATCCATTTACGAGATATAGGGAATCGCAAAGGGGGTAAACTAACATGTTAGTTGTCCAGAATACTTATGCTGAAAATATTCAAGTCTATTGGGCTCCTGGTGTAGTTAGCCAGCAAACCAACATGGTTGCCGCCGCCGATCTTGTCAGCGGCCAGCCAGTCAAGAGAAGCGAGGGCAAGATTGCCGCTATAACCGACACTGACACTCCTGACGGGTTTGTCCTTCACACAGTGGCGGAAGGAGAATATGTCGTTATAGTAGCCAACATTTCCAAGGTTCAGCTCAAGGTTTCTAGTGCGCTTTATACTGATATAACCTTCGAGGTTGACGATACCGTTTATTGGAGCACTGACAACTCCAAATACACCGAGACATCAAACGCCGACGATACAGTAGAAATCGGGAAGGTTGTTGCTGTCGAGAGCGACTATATCATAGTCGTTCTGAAATAACTCGTATTTTTAAGTCCTATCAAGGGGGTTTTGCAAATGTCCAAAGCAGCTATGACACCAGAAGAAATAATGCAATTAAGGCAGCTTTATAGAGAAACGGCCAGTGGAAACCCTGAAGCGATAAGAAAGAACAACGAAGATTTGTCTCTGGGGGTAGAGGAAGATACTGAAGAAGTAATGAAGCAGATCGGTGCCTACACTCCTCCGACGAATATCTCTGATACCGTTGCTCTTAACACTATCGACGTCGGGTATGCCAGAAAGCTTCTCGGATTCAAAAAGCTCACAGATCCCACTATGGTTCCTGGGTTTATCAACACAAATGCCAACGTCAAACTCAGGATCATCACGATAAATAAGTACGGAGGTATGCCACAGGAAATTATCGCCGAGCCTGGTTTCACGACATTTACCGAATATATGATCGGCGATACTGTTTATGTACCGGAAAGCAATGTCCTCAGTGGGAATCTCGATGAAAGAAATAATGCAAGAAAACAGCTAGTAAACAACCTTCTTTATAAAGAAGACCAGGACTTCAAAATCATCCTCGCGGAGGCCATCAACAAAGACAATTACGACAACACGACCTCATGGGGATCTGATGAAGTCACCACGGCAAACCTTAGACGGGTCGTTTCCTGGTTTGCCGACAACGGCATGACCGACGAGTCAAAAATAATCGCTCTTATGCCGTTTACTATTAAAGAAGCTCTAAACGAAAACGCACTGGCAACATATAAGCTCAACCTTGCCGATAGATTCTCCGGCACTGTCCTGACGGTTCCTGTCTCTGAAAGAGACGGCGACCTTAAGACGACCTTTGAAGCCGATGAGATTTACTTCATCTACAACGATACCTATCAGGGGAGAATTTGGTCAAGAGGTAATACGAACATTCTTCAAATGGAGAATAGAAGAGGCGAATATCTTGTTGGATATAGAGGGGACAGAGCTCTGGCTATGGGTATATTCGACCCCTATCACTTCTACAAAGTAACAATTACTGCCTAATCTTGGGAGCGGGCTAATCCCCGCTCCTCTTCTTAGTTTTGGAGGTGAAACGTTAATGTTCTATAAGAATGTCACAGAGAAGATGCTTGTCGTCAAGAACTATTTAGTTGCTCCTGGTAAGCAGGTGTATATAACGCCAAGAGATGAAGAGCGCGCAAGAGACTTCATAGATAAACTCATCGAAAAAGGAAAACTCGTCAAAGTAGAGACTGGCGAATACATGAAGGCTAACGGTAAAGCACCGGCCAATCCAAAGCAGATAGCAGAAGCTATCGATGCCGGGGCAATGGTCGCGCAAGAAATTATCGAAGAAAAAACCGAAGAGTCTCCAGCGGACGAAATTTCTTCGGAGCAACCGGAAGAGAAACAAAAAGAATCAGCTCCCAAAAAGAGAGGAAGACCGAATAGGAAGTAGCACATAGGGGGGCGATACCTATGACGATCTCAGAAGATGTCCAAAAAGTTATAGATAAGTCCAGAAGACTTGCCAAGAAACACATACTAGGGATCAGCGACGCTGATCTAGTCGGATATATCGAAGACGCAATAATCTCTATCCCGTCGTCTATAGCGACTCTTGAAGACGGAGAACTTGTAATCACTAATTCCGACACCAATTATGCCACTTACTTCATAGCCTTACATGTGGCTAAAAAAGTCATTTTAGGCAGCGACATTGAAGATTCCCAGAGAATCACTATGGGTACGCTTACGGTATCTAAGGGGAGAAGAGGAGAGAAAGAAAACCTAGTTAGACAATTAGAGGATGAGATAAAGAAATTGAGCCGACAGCTTAGAGATTACGGCGCTGTCATCAAGTTCGAATAAGGGGGTCTTCCTATGGACGAACTACACGACGCCCTGACGGAGCTTTTTACAACCGTCTATTCATATTCTGAGAACGTCTTCAAGAGGACTCTAAAAGTCAAGTCTGCCTTCCCGCGAAGCAATTACCCTTTTGCCCGTCCTTTACCTGAGCAAACAACTATCTCTGACTTTGTAGTTAAAATCCCAAAAACTGATTTTGGATATCAAAGTTTTCTCCCCGGCGGACCTCTAGTCTCCTCATCTGGTGATTCTTACATACTTATTAAAGCCTCAAGCGAGCTATTTACTGATATAGATTGGGACATGGTGAAGGAAGTTTTCATTACCGATGAATGGACTGGCAAGGAAGTAAAAGAATCCACGTATGAAGTATTGGAAAAACTCCCCGTGGGTACTTCCAATAACCCTGTTGGACTTATCCTTACCATAAAGAAGACGGTATGAAGTTTAAGGTCAAAGTAACTGAAAAGAACGCGAAGAAGAATCTTGAAAAGTTTCTCTCTAAAGTCAGAGACGAAGTAAAGACCAATATCGACGAAATCCAAGACTCTTTGTTTTGGAGCATCATGGGTATTGCCGGATGGATATCTCCGAAGCCTATTTATGAGCCGGAGTTTAGATATATCTACAATAAATACCTTGACTATCTCAGAGATCAAAATGTCCAATTCTACTATAAGTCCGGCGGCGGTTTCGGGGTAGGTTGGCTTACAGTAACGGGACTGGACGATGCGACGCGGGCGAATTATCCAGTGGACGTAGCAGTCCAAATGTATAAAGACAAAGAGATCAGAACTCTTACTTATGCCCCGGAAAGGATTGTTCCATACTGGCGCTTACTTGAATGGGGACAATACCTAGAAAAGGAAAAGAACCTCTCTCCCAATCCGAAAGGCGAAAGTCCTAGACACACAGAAGTCTGGTATTTGCCGGTGGGGGAAATCATTTCTGGTCCAGCGTCGGGAAAACCTTTCACTTATTTTACATATAATGTCAGAGAAAATTGGGATTCCTCAATAGTACCCCCTTACGAAGTGTTGAAAAAATTATGGTCGAAGACATATCCAGACTTTAGGCAGCTAGTCAGACAAGCTATATTGAAAAACCTGCCCCAGGCAAAGGGGGGTTGACATGGCTAATTCACCGACCAAGAATCTTTTTTACTTTTTACAATACGAATTACTTAAGTTAAATCACTATCGGCGGGTAACAGAGCAAGCGAGACGTATAAAAACCGGAATCTGGGAAGTCTCAACCAAATTCCATTCGGTGTTTATGCAAGTAGGAGACACGGACCTATCACCAACAATAACGATCGACGGCGAAGAGTATCAAAACTTTCTACAATTAGCACCAGGCGAGTTCTCAGAAGAATTAGGGGAGTCTCCGACGTTTCGCTATTCTCCTCTTAACGGACTTATAGAGACGTCGGCGGCGATAGACAACACCACGGAAGTCTATCTCACTTTCACCAAACCAACTTACACAGTTATAGACGGATACTTCAAATATCACGTTGACACCAACCTTCTTAGATCCATTGTTCCCTTTTATGTTGTCGGGTTCAACATGAACAACTTCAATGCGTTCGAACTTGGCGGAGGACTGACCCGGAGCACTATGTCCGTCACGATAGAACTTGTCGCTTCTTACGGCGACCAAATTGAAGAAATGAGCAACATTTTAGGAGAACTTCTTGCTTCATCAGGGGTTTTAGAAATTGACTTAACACAAGAGCCATTGACTCAAGATCCTTCTGTGGGTTATGCGTTTGTAAATCTTGAATACGACCATAAGGTCATAGGAGGTTGGGATGTCAACCGAGTGCCGATCAGGAACGTTAGTTTCGGATACGGCGACCTCAATGCGTACAGGGCAGTCACAGAGATATTTTTGAGCTAAAGGGGGAGAAACAATGCCTAAAGAAGTCATTCAACAGAAGCAATTAAGGCCGTTTGTGAACGGTCATAATATTTATCGTGCTGAAGAGAGCACCGGCTCACCGAGAATAACTGCCGCCAAGTCCGAAGAGCTCGGCGCGCCGAATATCCTTGGAGTCGATGTTGAAGAGATAAACTCTGACATAACACTCAGGATAAGAGAACAAGGTAGCCTTTATCCCTATCTTGCCATCTTTAAGGATTATTCCTACGACCTCGAAGAGGCCGCGCTTCCTACCTCACTTTCTACTCTTGATATGGTCTCAAGTTTTGCCAACTTCGTGTTCCCCGTTATCAAGAAAGAAGAAATAGGCGACCCGAAACCGACGATCTGGAGAAACTATGTCATGGATAAGGCAGGAGTTACCAGCATCGGCTGGAATTTCAACGTCGATGGTCCGAGCACGATTAACATCTCTCTTCAGGGGTCAAGCTACAAGATATTCAAAGATTCAGCCATCCTCGTGGAACGTCACGCGGCGGTGACGGCCGGAGCTGTTACGCCTGAGCAAACTCCGACGAAGGTTATTAGGGTTATAGCAGAAGGCCCAGAGGAAATAGCCGGAGAAGATATAACGGATGTTTGTTCCGTTGGCACTGGAACTATAGCAGTTGGCACGTTTAACGGAGAAACCCCGACTATGGTTACGGTGGTATATTCTTATGAGCAAACTACCGGAGATCCCGCATTGTTTTATGGGAGAGTTCTCTCCGAGACCGTAGAGGCCGAAGGTGTCGATTCGCTTACTGTTACTCACAATGTCACCAACATCATTGGAGTCAGGACAACTGCCGGAGTAATTGTTGCCGGGCCGTGGACTATCGACTCTAAAGACCCCAAAACCATTACCGGGGGTACGGTGGTTGCAGAAACAAGTTATGTAGTCAACTATATAACTGCGGACGAACCGGCGGGACTCCTTAGACAGGCGACGAAAGGCAAAATCAAGATATACATGGCGGAAAGTTACGCTACGAAAGGCGGAAGACTCAGAGGGGTTTCTTCTGTAGCAGCGAATTGGGGATTAAACTCCGATAGCAGACAGGAGCTTGGAAGTGAAGATCCATATCTCACGATAGCCAACCTCCCGGCGGAAATCACCGTTGATCTATCACTTGATGAGACTGAAGACATAGACACTTTCCTTGCCAAGATAATCGATGTCGGAGAAGACGATCCTCTTATCGACCTCAAGAACATTAACCATGACATGAATCTCTACGTTGAGGTTATAGGTCTTGATGAATCTGGCGATGAAGAAGTTAAGTTGGTCTACAAGTTCCCGAGGCTCATGCTTACATCTACAAGTTCAAGTCTTGCCCTCGGCGGGACGGTCAACAGACCTCTCAGCTTTACTTCCGACGATGTAATAATCACGACAAACACTGAATTAAGTGGTTTATAACGTCTCACTTTCCTTCTTATCTTATAGGGCTATCTATCTCGAATAGGTAGCCCCTTTTTTCTAAAAAGGGGGTCTAAGCATGATTGGACAAGACAAGATCCTTCACTTCATGTTTTCATTTATCATCGCTTTAGTCCTCGGTCTTTCAACCAGTTCTCCTATTCTTGGGTTTATGGGATCTCTGGGGATTGGTGGTGCGAAAGAGATTTATGATATGATCTCGCCCACGGGCTTTGCTGAATTTGGCGACTTAATCGCCAATTCGATAGGGGCAGGAATTGCCACTATCTTATGCTATATAGCTCTAAAAGTCAATTCAGAAGCCAAATAAAAAAATTCTTTTCATATCACTTGACAAATAAAAAGTCATGTGTTATATTTAAGTTGTTGAAGGAAGACGGCTCATTGAAAAGTAAAAAAGTTGGGGATGACAAGGTTTCGACAGGGCTGTACAAGTATTGACCTCATGCCGTCGAGAGACGTAAAACCTAAACTAAGAACTGACAACCCATTACTTGAAAGAGCGGCTGCTTAGTCGCTCCCCGTCCGAAAATTTCCTACTCTTATATCGGGTTACGGGTCATAAAGAGTAGGGCTACGAGCCCCAAGTTTGTGTAGAAGTTCTTGTTAAAAACTTCTATTCGCCTCCAAGCATAGGAAAGCATGTAAAGGGTCGGCATGGAACAGTTTTGGACCCGGGTTCGACTCCCGGCATCTCCACCAGCTCTTTTGCCAGTGCACACCAGTAGAACGGAAAGACCTTTTTCATCAAACCTCCTTTCAAGCGGGGTCATGGTTTAGGCGGGGTTCGATTCCCCGCGGCCCCGTCAGAGTTGGACAAACTCATTACTGGCATTTCGTTTGAAAGAACTGAGAGATAGTGTAATGGAAACACACTTGATTTTGGCTCAAGTGATATAGGTTCGAATCCTATTCTCTCAGCCAGTCTCATAAGAGACGACGGTGCTTGCAACTGAAACTCACCCCTAAAATAAAGCCGATGTCTTCTAAAAGGAAAGATAAGCTCCTGCCGTGAGAGGGGCAGAGAATGTGAGTTCGAATCTCACCATCGGCTTTAGTTTTGTCGGCCACAAAACGTACAAACGTTTGTCTTGCAGAGCTACTTTTGTCGGGTCTTTTTACCCGGCAATTGTCGCTCGTCGGGGGGTGCCGGTCTTGGTGCCGACCCCCCGATATTTTTATGGAGGAAGTGAGATGCAAAAATTGATAGTTGCGTTCGAAGGAATCGATGGTGCGGGAAAAACAACACAGATCCGAATGGCAGAGAGTTATCTTCAAGATAAGGGAGTTCTCTGTAAAAGGTTCCGAGAGCCTGGCGGCACAAAACTTGGCGAAACCTTAAGGGATATTATACTTAATAATCCTGATATAAACATCTATTCTGAGACAGCCCTATTTGCCATAGCCCGCCGGGAATTGATAGAAAATGAAGTTTGCAAAGCTGTGCAAAATGGCGAAATTATTTTACTCGATCGATCTTTCTATTCTTCTTTAGCTTACCAAGGAGTGCGTTTTGGCTATGATGGTACGTATATAGTGCGAGAAATCAATTACAGCATCCTTGGTGGATTAAAAGAATATCTTCCTACTCATATATTCTTCTTTGACCTTTCGCCAGACATAGCCTTGGCAAGGATTGATAAAAGGGGACAACAGGCGACTCGTTTTGAAACATCTTCTGATGGGGATTATCTCAGTAAAGTTGCCGAGAAATATAAACTGGTTTTGTCCAGTTCCTGGAGTCCTATTGCCTCTGAGACTTTCTTTTTCAATGCAAACCAACCCCCTTCGACTATTTTTTTGAAAGTGAAGACCGTATTAGATTACCTTATTTTTCTACGAGAAACCGAGTTAGACCGAATACTAAAAAAGGAGGAGTCGGTGTGACAAGAAAGAAGTTAATTCTAGTCCTTTCAGCTGTCGTAGTAGCCTTCATTATCACGGGCTGTGTGCAGATTACAGGACTTCCGAACCTAAGCGGTGCCTGGACTCTTACGATGAATCCATATGCTCAAGACATAGAGTTCGACATGACAGTTATCCAGGAAGAAGGTTCTTTATCCTTTGAGGCTGAGGCTGATAACCCTGCAATAATCGTGTCTGGCGGGGCAGTAACCTACAGCCCGATAAACAGAGTAGGGATGACGGTAACAGTTAATGGACATCTATACTCTCTGTTTGGGGAAGTGAAAACAGACCTACTGACTGGCTTTTTGCGAGACGGAGTTTATGGTGACGTAGTAGGCCATTGGTCTGCTACCAAAGGAGTGATGGAATGAGAAAACTTGTATGTATTCTTACTCTTATCCTGGTGGTGACATTAATCTTCGGCATAAAAATAGCTCCCTTTGTAGATGCTGACAGTTTTGGGAAGCTTGACGTGGGGGCGGAGCTCTTCCTTACCGAAGATATAGTAGACCTGTCTGTGAAAGGAGTATATGATGTTCCAGCAAAAGACCTATATCTTGACGGATTGCTCACCCTTAAAAACGACATAGGTTTTCTCAAAGTCAAAGGGAGTTATGAAACGACCGGTGCTTCACCTACGATAGGATTTTTGGCAACAACCTCACCACTAAAGCTTGATGTTTTTAGTATCTATGGAATAGCTGGAACTGGAGATTTTAGAAACAACGATTTTGGCAACAAGGTGCTTGGGGACCTCTTGGCAGACAATAAAGCGCTCTCTGTGTTGGGGGGCGCGAAACTAGGACTCGGTTATACGTGGTTTGATCTATCTGCTAAGTTGGAGGCTGGGTACTTTATAAAAGCTGAAGAATACCAGGTGGCTGCTATTGTTGATGGCAAGTTATTTACTCTGATTGATGTAAAAGCTAAACTTGTACTACTTCCTGAATTTTCATGGTCTGTCTTTGCGCAAACGACTTTTGAGTTCTAATTATTGATTGAAAGTTGCCCCGTGGCGGAATGGTAACGCCTAGCAAAACGGTAGGTCGATACGGTGGGGGTGTCCCCGCCGTCCAAACAGCTCGGAAGAGTCTGGATTCGTTGTGGGTTCAAGTCCCACCGGGGCCGTTATATATGGGTAGTTTAGGTTAAATTGGCAAACCGCTTTGGCTCATAAGCCAGAGAAGCGCGGGTTCAAATCCCGTAACTGCCCACAGACTTGACGGTGGCGGAACTGGTAGACGCTATCGTGGCCTTTTGGCAACGCACAACAAAAGTGCGACCTTGCAGTTATATGACTGTATTTGGTGGGGCTCGATGAGAAAACATCGAAAACAAACTTGCTAGAAGATAGACCCCAATCTTCGTATAGGTTCGAATCCTGTCCGTCAAGTTAGTAACTTTTCTCCTATCTAAGGAGGATTGGTCTATTTTTACAAGGGGGAGGGAACTGAATTGATTGTAGAAGATTTAGTCGTTAAAGAATTATCCGTGGGCAATTCATATTCAAAAGAAGGTGTCTTGGACAAAGACAGAGTTTTGACAGTTAGCAAGGTAAAAATCGGCGATAAGACTAGCAATGTTGAAACGATCGATGAGGAACGAAACGCTTATCTAAAGACCGTACACATTGGGACGCCGGAGTCTAGTATTGAGATCATTGACGAGGACGGCAACGTCCTTCAGAGGCTCCCGGTTGGCGCTCCGGCGATAGCCACCGCCGCTTCAACCGACTTAACAATCTCTGGTGGAGTATCTAACGGAGAACTAATCGTTATTGGCGACTCTATTATTGAAGTCAATGACACGACCGCCAGTGATGAAGGTTATGAGCTCCTTAATACTGCCGAAGGAACGAAGACACAGGCCAGCGGTGAAATTACCGTGAGTGCTGCCCCAGCACACCTCGATTATGTCCAGGTCGGGGAAGACATATACGTTATGGACCTTATTGGAGACGGAGTGAGCGCGGGGGCTATCCAGGTCGATCTTTCAGCTTTTTATGAAGCTTCAACTGCTACCCTCGCTTTTTCAGACGTAGTATCCGATGGGGAAGTTGTAGAAATCAACGGAGTTAGTTTTGAGTTTGATACCGACGGCGAGATCACCGAAGGAAATGTAAGAGTTTGGATTGGCGCAAACACCACTGCGGGCGCTGCAATTATTGCTCTCGCTTCAGTTATCAGAGGCAACACGGCTTGTGGCGTCAATGCAGTCGATGGTGACGGAGACACTTTGGTTGTTACAGCTAGAACATTAGGTACTGTCGGCGACGCCATTACTGTTTCTACCACCTGCGCGAACGCCTCCTGGGGCGTTGATGTAACCCATCTTGCAGATGGAGCCAGTGCAACTCCCGCAGAGACCATAGCGGCTATTGTGGCAGCTTCTGCCGGTGGAACGGAAGCCGTTACCATAACTGCCGGTGAAGGCGACGATGCAGGCAAATTACTTATTGCCGCAACTGCCGCTGGTGTTCTTGATGGATCTGCCGGTAACTCATGTGTGCTTGCGGTTTCCGGGGCTGGATTTACAGCAAGCGCTTCTACTCTTGAGGGAGGCACCGACATGACGGCAGCCGAGGCTATAGCGGCCCTTGACGGAGTAGAGCTCCCTGAAGCAACTCTTGAGGCTGGTGAAGGACTTGTGGCAGTTACAGCCAACGAAGCTGGAGTCGCGGGAAACGCGATTGAAGTCTCTACGACTATGGAAAATGCCGCCTTTGATGGTGAATACCTTGAGGGCGGCATTGACGGCGGGGAATATACGGAAGCCGATGCGAGAATTGCCAGATATGCCGACGGTTATCTATATATAGGCGAATGGGTAAACGGGGCAATGAAATGGTATGCCTGGCAGGGGACTGCCTTGAACTAAAGAGCAACGAGTAAGCGGGAAAGCTCATTGGAGAGCGCCCTAACAGATGGGGAGGTTGTGGGTCCGAATCCCGCCTCGCTTACTAGATTAGTTAGGGGGGAGAACATGATAAAGCGATTGACTAATTGGTTCAAACGTCAGTGGAAGAAAGATATTGCGATAAACAGACAGCATACAGAAAGCATATATAACGCGTCGGACATTTTCGGAATCCCAGGAATAAGAGGTTAGGAGTAGGAGCGTAACTCAGTTGGTTAGAGTGCTGATCTGATACGTCAGTCAACGACCCACGGCTAAAGCCGGGAGCTTGTAGCTCTTGTTGACCAGCTTGAGTGTTTTGAGCACTACGTTACGGGTGAATACATAGGCACTCCGGGGTGACGCCACCAGCCCCGGACACTGCGGTGAATGATTAAACAGGTTGAGGGTCTAAACCAGTGTTGTTCACATTAAACCACTTGATAACATTGGCGAGGTGGACTTTACCGGCGTATGCCGAGAATTGAGAGGTAACTATCTATGCAACGTGTATTTGTAGTTGACAAAAACAGAGAGCCACTGATGCCGTGTCATCCAGCGCGGGCAAGGGAATTACTAAAAAATAGACGGGCAAAAGTGTTACGCCGCTACCCGTTCACCATCATCCTGCTGGACCGTGAGGGTGGTGATGTACAACCAGTTGCATTGAAGATTGACCCGGGTAGCAAAACTACAGGGTTGGCGCTGGTCGCTGATGGCCAGCGTGGGAAACGCGTGGTATGGGCAGGCGAACTTAACCACCGTGGAGAACAGATAAAAGCAAGTATGCTGTCAAGAAAACAGTTGCGGCGTGCACGCAGATCACGTAAGACTCGCTACCGTCAGCCGCGTTTCGACAATCGCCGCCGGGCCGAGGGGTGGATACCGCCGTCGCTGCGAAGTCGCGTGGACAACGTGTTGACATGGACAGAACGATTGCGTAGGTTCACACCTATCTGCGCCGTGAGTATGGAGTTGGTGAAATTTGACACACAGGCTATGCAAAACCCGGAAATCAGTGGTATTGAGTATAAACAAGGCGAATTGATGGGATATGAAGTGCGTGAGTATTTGCTTGAAAAGTTTGGTCGAAGGTGTGCTTATTGCGGAGCGACTGGCGCGCCACTAGAAATCGAACATATTATTCCAAAGTCTCGTGGTGGGTCAAATAGGGTAAGCAACCTAACACTGTCTTGTACCGTATGTAATCAGCATAAAGGCAATCAGACGGCAACAGAGTTCGGACATCCAACAATTCAGGACAAAGCGAAGCAACCATTGAAAGATGCGGCGGTTATGAATACAACACGTTGGACACTTTATCGCAGCTTAAAACAATTAGGCTTACCAATGGAAGTCGGTACTGGTGCACGGACTAAATACAATCGAGTACGACAGAATTATCAGAAAGAACACTGGATTGACGCAGCCTGCGTGGGTGTAAGCGGAGAAAAAGTGTATATATCTTCTGGCACAATACCACTGGTTATTAAGGCTACCGGTCGCCAGTCACGTATCATGTGTCGCCCGGATAAGTACGGTTTCCCGCGCACGAAAGCTAAACAAGGCCGTGTTCACTACGGTTTCCAGACGGGCGACATCGTGCTGGCAACAATTCCTGAAGGTAAACATACCGGGGTACATATTGGACGTGTGGCAGTTCGTAACAGACCATCGTTTCGACTGAACGATTTTGATGTACATCCAAAATACTTAAAAGTTTTGCATCATTCAGACGGCTACAGTTATCAGTGAAAGGAGGGAGCGCCATTCCTCACCGCGCTAAAGCACGGTGTCCCCTGGCGCAATTTCTATGGGAATAAAAGCAAAGACGTTGTGGGTGCACGTTAGGTCTTCAGGTTCATATCAGGCATTGTACATTAACGGAATTAAAGAAATCGAAGGCGAACAAATAGACATTGTTGAAGCTTTTGACCTCTTGGCCGAAAGAACGAATAACGAAGCCTATATCCTCGATTATACATACGAAGACATAGACGAGGAAGAAGATCCTTTTGATAATGCAGTAGATCGTGACTTCGATTTCCCGGAATCGCTTGACAAAAAGGACGTTATATAGCAGATAGGGTAGTTTATTCTGCAAGATGGTCAAAATAAAGAACAAAACTAGAGTTTTGCAGAATAATGCAGAAAAGAAAAACGCGGGCGCATGGCAAAATTGGCAGATGCTATCGTGACCGAAAGGTTAGGAGTCTCGTGAGTGAACACGTGAAAAAGCTCGCTAGAATGGGGATCTTGACCATTCGTACAGGTTCGAATCCTGTCGCGCCCATTAGACCCCGGCAGGGTCATATTAAACCAGAGAGCAGTTAAGTCTTTCTGTACCAATAGCCGGGTGCAGTCTCTGTTGTAATCCGTTGGCCCGTTTCAGGTACAGAGACGAAGCAGAAGCGGGCATAAAATTAACCTCCATATCGGACCTTCCGATGGACGCATCGAGAACGGCTAACCGGTATGGCAGAATTGATCCCCACGTCCGCCCTGCATGTCGACGGGCAGTGATAGGTCAACGGGCGTGGTAGTTAATCCGCGGGACAGTACGCCGAGCCGCTGAAAGGGAAAGTCCTTATGTGACCGGAGTACGAGCAGAGGGGTAGCTTAATAGGTAAAGCTGATCTCATCCATGGATGTATGCAGGTTCGAATCCTGCTCCCTTTGCTAGAAGGAGTTGGTTGGTTGTGTTTTTTAGAAAAACGTTGAAGGAAATAATTTCCAAGATTACCAAGGGGAATTTAGTAATATGCAACAAGGTCAAGTATGTAGAAGAGGCCGTCAACGACGAACGCCAATTGATATATGGTCTTAGCGGCGAGATAAAAGCGCTTCGAGATGCGATAGTAGAGAACCCTTTTGCTAATCCTCAAAAGGGGAATTTATCTATCCAACAAGAAGTGTATATAGAACACAGCGACGGGGCTAGGGAAAAGACGGACGAACTCCGCCGCTTAGTCCTTGGAGCAACTTATAAACATTTCAAAGGAGACAACTATAGAGTCCTTGGACTTGCAAAACACCACGAAAGCGGCGAAATACTGGTAATTTACCAGATGGTATATAACTACCTAAACACTTATTTGTCGATAGCTACCGTCGGCGAAATCTATGCCCGGCCAATAGATGACTTTCTTTGTCTGGTAGAGCGCGACGGGGAAGTTAAACAAAGATTCCAGCTTATAAGCGAGCTGAGAAAGGAGGAGACATGAACGGCGCTAAGGAATATGCAGAGAAATATTTTATAGCAATCAGTGGATATGAAACAGATGTTCGTTACGCCTTAAACATTGCTTTCTTTAGGAGACTGGCGGTAAGAATGGGCGCCGCCGATGATCCCGATGCGGACGCGCTTCTTAAAAAAGGCGATGAGTTCTATAAAGAAAACAGAGATGAAATATTAAAGGCATTACGGGCGAATCCATCTTGGACATCAGAAGAAGAAGCATATATAGAAAAAGAAATAACGGGAGGGAATTGAGATTGACTAAACGTTTTTGCGATCATTGCGGTGAAGCGATCCCTGACAAAGATAGTTTTTATACCGTTGAACTTAACGGCAAGCAGTATGATTTTTGTTCTATAGCCTGTCATGAGGCGTTCGTCGCCGCACATAAAGATGAGATCGAAAAGCATCAGCTTGAAAGAAGAAACAAAGAGCTTGACAAAAGACATAAGGAACTTGAGGCAAGGATTCATAAGTTAGAAGAGCGAATCTCTTCTCTTGAAATGATGGAAATGTGGAAGGAATTTTTCCCTGTGCAATTCCCTGACTTGCAAGTTGCCTCGGATACTAATGAGAGCGCCAGACTCCCCTTTGTTACTTATACCCTTTAGCAAAATACAGGGCGAGGTAGAGTAGCGGCCACTCGAAGGTCTCATAAGCCTTATAGGAGGGTTCAACTCCCTCCCTCGCTCCCAGGATAGGCATCTTACATACCCGAAAGTAACTTACTCAAGAGTATCTTGTTTGCGGCGGGGTAGTCTAATTGGCAAGGCAGCGGTCTTGAAAACCGTCGGGCGAAAGCCTTTGAGAGTTCGACTCTCTCTCCCGCCGCCAGAAAAGATTAGGAGATGAATAGGTGAACCCCTTTTTTAAGTATCTGAAATACCTGCTAAAACATCGTTGGTACGTATTTGTCGAATGTTGTAAGTTAGGAATTCCTTGGCGAGGTTTAACACATGACATAAGCAAGTTCCTGCCTGATGAATGGATTCCTTATATGCGACATTTCTACATGTCATACATAACCAGACCGGAATGGAAGACGCAATATAACATTGCATGGCTTAAACATCAAAACCGAAACAGACACCATTGGCAATATTGGCTACTCTGGAAAGATAGCGGCAAGGTCTTACCTCAAGAAATGCCAATGAGATACCGAAAAGAGATGTTGGCAGATTGGCGTGGCGCCGGACGCGCCATTACCGGGCGAGACGACACAAGAGAGTTCTACCTAAAGAATAAAGACAATATAACTCTCGCACCAGAAACTAAACGATGGGTAGAGGCAAAATTAGGGATAGATCGATCGAATTAAAGGAGGGATAATGCCGTGGCTTAACTTCTATTTTTGGAGGGAACCCATGAGCAGAAGCTATACAAAAGCAGTCAGGATTCATCGAGGAAAACCTAAAACGGCCAGAAAGAACAACGCAAGAGTTTGTAGACGGAAAGTAAAACAGTTTATCAAAGGCAGGAAGTTGGATAAGGCTGCAAGCTACGCTGGGAAAGACCACTATTCAACATTCTACGAGGTTTGGGAATTAAAGGCTGTCTGGTTTGTAGAAGAACTCTATAACTGGATATATAAAGGGAAAGAAAGTCTAAAAAAGCTTAGAAGTAAATAGTTAGGTTCGTCGAAGAGGGGTAAGTTTCAATGAGAGCAATCATGTTCTCAATGCGACTTACCCTCATTTTTTATCAACAGGAGGCTTTTAAAATGGAAGTCTTTTATAGCAACAAGTTATTGACAATCGCCTTATCCATAGTCTTTCTTCTATTGTGTGGAAACTTTTCATTATCAACCTACATGCTCAACGCTCCGCCTCTAGTTATTAGAGGGGATCTCTCTGGCGCGAAAGTCGCCTATGGCTCCGCTCCGGCAGCGTTTCAGTCTCTCTTTACTATTCATCTTAATGAGAAAGTCGGAAATTATACAACCATCAGGCATGAGTATCAACACTATATACAAAGTGCCCTATTAACTCCATTTGGTGCGGCGATAGGCTATCAATGGCAGCGATGCATATTGGGCAAAAGCTACAATGAGAACTGGTTTGAACTAGACGCAGACCGGGCAAGAGAAGACGGCCTGATGTTTGATGTTTTTGTCTGGAACACTAAAGAACTTGTCACCATAATACCAGGACAATACTACTTCGATCTAGGGGTGGAATAATGGAAAATCTATACACAAACCCGTGGGTAACTATCCCCCTCACGATACTATACGCTTGCCTTGCGTTGAATTTTGCCGGGGCAATTTTTGCGTTGAACGCCGACCCGATATTGATCCCAATAGAAACCAAAAACCCTTCATTCACAGGAATAACGATAGCGCCTTTCATAATACTTAAAAACGAATGTTTGACATACACAGATTTAAGACGCGAATACCAGCATTATATGCAGCAATCGTTGTTGACGCCTTTAGGCTTCTTAGGATTCTATATTGGAGAATACTTACTTGAGGGTAGTTTTGACAATGTATCTTTTGAACAAGAAGCCGTCAAGAAGGAAAACGATTCTCTTGAGTTTGAGGTGTTCAACATAAAGACTTTTAAGAAGATGAAAGTATATTCAGACATGGGGGGGGATTGAATGAGCGAAAGAGACGACCAGGTAGCGACCCTGGGGATTGAAATAAAAGAAAACGAGGCTGTCAAAGCTTTACATCCCGAAGATGACGAAGGAATAACCGCCGTCGAGGCGGCGGAGGCTTTTGACACAATCGAGCATGGCTATAAACTCTGGGAGTATGCACCCGGCGTTAAGTTCAGACTCTATTTCCCCTCCGCGGAAGTTGCGGGAGAAGCCAACTTCGTCTATTCAAAGATGTATCTTACATACATAAAGGGCGGCGCACTCCCCTTACAAAAGCTTATGGCTTTAATGGACGCTCAAGGACTATGGACTAAAGAAGACGAAAAGAAGTTTATGGAAGCAGAAAAAGAGCTTCGAGAACAATCCTTGCGCTATTTGAATCTCAGAAAAAAGGTTGTAGAAAACCCTGAAGAAAGACTCGCGGGGGAAGTTATCAATGCCGATGCCGCATATAAAGAAGCATATGAGGAATATATAAAACTTAAGGAAACGAAAGAAAACATCGTCAGCCTTTCAGCGGATTCCCTGGCGGACACTCAAAGAAGAGCTTATTACGTATATAGACTGACTAGACTAGAGGACGGAAGTCCTAAATGGGCTTCTTTCGATGACTTACTAAAAGAGACAGAGATGGTCATAGACAAGATATGGCAACAAATACTAGCCTTCTATGTCAAGTATGGTGATCGTTTTTTAGGAAGCTTGCCCGTTCAAGACACTGGAAAGACAGACAAAAAGTAGGGGAGGAGTTAAATCTCCCCGTTTTTCGACTTCCGTCATATGCTTCACAAATAAACCCTTTGCTTTCCAAATTCATTAGCTATGTTGTTTTTTACAACAACATCTTGTCCGAACCCGTCAACAGACCGCCGGACTCAATTATCAAGATCGATGAAAAAGTGGACGAATGGGTCAAGAAGCGCTACGACGATCTTGAGTCTCAGAGAATGGATTATTACCTCAAGTACATGAGGAATATCAGACCCATAGCTGGTCCTGATGATGACGGGTTCGTCTTTATAGGCGACGGGAACGATTAGGGGGGGATAAACATGGAACCACAAGACACCTATGATTATCTATTGACTATGGGCGTTGATGCCAAAAAAGTCTTTGAGACGTTTAACAAGATTGATGAGCGGGCCGATCAGATTGGACAGAATATAGACTTGAAAGGTTTACAACGCCTCACCACAGAAATGACTAATGTCCAGAAACAGCTTACCACAATCATAACCGACTTCAATAGACTAGGTACAATTACAGGGAAAGTTGCAGCGCCTATCAACACTAAAGGAATAGAAAACGCGAAACAACAAGTAAGTAGCCTCAGCGACGCGATAAACAAGGTGAATCAACAAGTCGGAGCCTCTATAGAAAGTCAGTCAAAACAGGTAGAACAAAAATTTACCAAGAGTCTTAGCGACTTTGTAAAGAAGAACAAGGAAATAAGCTCAAGTATTCCCGCTACATATAAAGACGCTTTCGCCGCGTTATCCGCCGAGGTAC